TTAATGATGTTTATGGTTCTTATCGTCTTTCTTATCCTTATCTTTTTTATTTCCTCTGTCATCTTCAGCATCTTTGTTTTCGCCAGAGTCCTCCTCTTTTTCAGCATGTTTGCCTTTTTCAGAATGCTTGTCTTCTTCAGAATGTTTACCTTCTTCAGAATGCTTACCTTCTTCAGAATGTTTACCTTCTTCAGAATGCTTACCTTCCTCAGAATGCTTACCTTCTTCAGAATGCTTACCTTCTTCAGAATGCTTACCTTCTTCAGAATGCTTACCTTCTTCAGAATGCTTACCTTCCTCAGAATGTTTACCTTCTTCAGAATGCTTACCTTCCTCAGAATGTTTACCTTCTTCAGAGCTGTTGTTTTTCTCAGCACCTTTACCTTGTTCAGCACCTTTACCATCTTTAGAGGGCTTTCCTAAAATTGGATCTAAAAATTCTATTTCTTTGATAGGTTTAAGAATATCTTTAAACTCAGAAAGTTCTTTGAATCCATCTATCTTAGTAAGTTCTTTAAGGCCACTAAGAACTCCTTTAAGTTCAGGCAAATTTTTAAAACCATTAAGTCTAGCAAGTTCCTTTAATGGCGCTATTCCTTCTTTTATATCTTTATCAGAACTGGAAAGGTTACTCATATTTTCACCACCATTCGTAAGAAATTTGTGTTATTATTATTTCATAATCTTAATATATAATATTGAAATAAAACAAAAATGTGCATATACTTAGAAGTTATTCGACTATTTTTCACATAAAATACCAATTAAAAGTTTAAATTCAATAACTTAGATAATAATTCCTTTGAGAAATTATTTCATGACTGGTTTTATGATATTCATTTAAAAGATAAAAAGATCTCTACTGTAAACAGATATGAAGAACTCTATAATCTTTACGTTAAGAATTCAAATTTGAAAAATAGAAAGATAGGCAACTCTTAAAGCTATAGACATACAAAAATTCTACAATTCACTAGAGATTGAAGGAACTACTCCAAATACGATAAAGATGATACATAAAATAATAAAACCATTTCTAAATTACTTATATATTAACAGTTTCACTATAAAAGATTTAGGCGCAACTGAACTTTTGAAATTACCAAAAATAATAAAGAAGAATAATACTATGACTGTTTTAACATTACAAGATCAAGATAAGTTCATTCACTCGTTAGATGGTAATCCAGATCGAATGTTATATTTATTTGCATTAAGGTACCGGATTGCGTTTAGGCGAGATATTGGCACTTACATTGAGCGATGTAAATGATACTATGGTTAAAGTAACCAAGAATATTAAAAACGTTAAAATTAATGATAAATGGACTTTATTACTACAAGAACCCCAAAAACAAAAAAATCAAATCGTAGTGTCCCAATTCCTAAAAATATATTATCAGAATTAGAAAAACATGAATCAAAACAAGACGATATAAAATCCAAAGCTAGCAATATGTATAATGATAATAACATAATTTTTGCTACCGATTTTAGAAATTATATTGATACATCTAATTTAAATAGAAGATTTAAGAAATCACCAAAAAGGGCTGAAATAGCACCTATTAAATTTCATGGTTTAAGACATACATATGCTACACGTCTATTCGAAAATGATATACAGCCTAAAACAGTATCTGAGTTAACTTTTTTCCTTTTCCTTACCCTTTCTGTATACCCCACTTATAAATTTCTCAAGCTAATTCTATTGGCTGTAGTAATGGTTGTAGTAGCAAAAATACCAACGATTTAAACTTCTCTAAACCATTGGTATTTCTCATGTTTGGTGCACTTGGTGGGATTCGAACCCACGACTTCTGGATTCTTTTTTATAATATAGATTGTTTTATAAAATGCTCTTAGGCGTTCTTGTTACTAAATTATATTTTCTTTATCTATCTTGTATATTCCTAGCTTTAATAAAACTTATGTGTTAAAAATGTGTTAATGTGTGATAATAAAATTTAGTATATACAACAATAGATATATCAGATTATAAATGCTTCAAAGTTTTGACATGACTGGACATTTAGATCTTTCTCTATAAGTGGTAAAAAATGATTTCATCTTTGATAATTTTAACAAATTCTTGTTTTAGTCCATCCAATGGTCTAATCATTTTTGCTATCTCTATTTCTGCAAAAAAATAAAAGGTAGATTAAGCATTTATACCTAATCTACCTTTGCAACAGAGTATATGCAATTTAGCAATGAATATTATATCATATTACTTTATATCATAAAACCAACTTCCTAATGTATTCTTTAATTCATAACATTTTTCTATAGGAAGAATCTGAGTTTCAACCCAAATACCCTTGTCATTTGAATTAGCATAAATACGAATATCTTTAAAATATTCTTGCACATATTCCATGTCAACTCCAGCAAAGCTTCCATCCCCTCTATATCCAATTGGAAGATAATTAGTTCTTACATACCCAGTAGTTTTATTTAATACGCCTTCATTAAACTCATTCATATCACAATCAGTATTTATACCAGGTACCGAACCTGTTTCAGAATATTGATGTCCTACTCTATTAGTAAAGAAATTAGAATTTAATTTCCATGGAGTATTGTTATAATTTGCTTCCCATAATGGATAATCAGCAATTCTATTATCTAAGTTATCCATGAAACTAGTGTAAGTATAAATACCTATTTGCATATTAGATAGCTCTTTAAATTTAGCAATAAACCTCAAAATATAATCCATTAATCCATTAAAATTAGTTTCTATGTCTAACATCGGAATAAGATCACTAGCTTTATCCTTTATAGCATTATAAAAACTATTAGCTTGAGTTTCTGGAGAACTAGTTCCAACTAAGAAATGATAAAATCCTGTTCTTAATCCTGCGTAATGTGCATTAGAATAATTCGTAGTTAGATAACTATCTGTAAATGTTGTTCCTTCTGTCGCTTTTATATAGACAGCTTCTATGTCTGCTGCCTTTACTTGGTTAAAATTTATATTTCCATCGTAATTACTTACGTCTATGCCTTTCATTTATATCATCCTTTCTATAATAAAAAATAAGAGCAACCTATAAAGGCTACTCTAAAAACTAGGCTATTGTTTGTGCTGCATCTGGTGTTACATATTGTGGTTGTTGGTCTTCTGCTGGTGCAATAACTAAAGCTTGAACTTTGCTTAATTGATCTGTTAATGCTGCTAATTCAGCTTTTAAATTAGTATTATCTTCTTGCAACTGTTTAAGTAAAGTAGAATCATCTACAACTGCTGCTTTAGTTTGATTTACTTCTCCAGCTATTGCTTGTCTTATTTCTGCAATATCATCTGTACTCAGTTCTGGGAACTTAGTTAATAACAGTTTATCGAACATCTCTGCTTTACTTGCAAGTTTTTCTTCTACAGTCTTTGAAATTCTGAAATGTTCATCTACTATATTCCAGACAGCCTTTCCCACAGTTATGTAATTTTTATTTTTTAGGATCTGCTCTTCAACTCCACTTTTAATTAATTTACTTTCTAATACTTTAATTATTAATTTTAATGCTGTTTTTATCATTTTACATACCTCCAATTATTTATTGAATATTCCTGTTTGAACTGCATAAAAAAAGAAGCTAATTAAAGCTCCTCCAATTGCAGTTATAAACCACTTCATCATACTTGTTAAGTTTTTAAGATTTTCACATAAGTTCTTAAGCTCTGTCTTTAGTTCCCTCCCATCCTGTTCAAGCTTATCAAGTCTATCTCCATGATTATTAAGCCTTTTATCATGCGTTTCAATTTTATCTTTTACTAATTCTTCATTCATATTACACCTACCCTATTTCAAATTTTTTATATGCAAAAAACACCTGCATTTCTGCAAGTGCCTTTTAGTTCGTTTACTGTTATAAATATATATTGTTTAGTATTTCTAAAATATTTAATTTTATCTTACTTCAAACCAATCTATTTTATCATGTACCACATAATCTGTATAATCACCTTTTTTGAATTTATACACTGGTGATTGTGAATCATCTAAATCTCTGTTTTTATACCAATTTATAAAGTTAGTTATTTCTTGACTTGAAACATCATAACTCTTTATATTTCCATCTACTAATTCTATGAATAAAGTTCCATCTCCTGTAGGATCTTGAGGTTCAGTTGGTTCAGTAGTTTTTGGAACTACATTTACTGTACATGTTGCACTTATATTACTTCCGTCATTTATTGTTGCTGTAATTGTTGCTTGTCCTTCTTTCACGCCAGTAACATTTCCATTTTCATCGACTGTTGCAACTGATTCATCACTTGATTTCCAAGTCACTTGAGCTCCTGCTGGAGTTGTAGTTGCTATTAGTTGTTTTGAAGTTGATATATTCAAATCCAATGTTGATCTATCTAGTAATATTGATTCGTTCATGTTTATATATTCTACTAAATAACCTGTCTCATCTAAATCTATAGCATCCAACCACATTGAGTTATTTGTATTATCAACTATTGTTACAGTATGAATCTCAAGCGGCAGGCCTGTCTTTTCAAAATTTAAAGCATTGTAAACAAGATTAGCATTTGCTGAATAATTGTATGTTGTGCCGTCAATATTTATATCAATATCTGATGAACCGTATGGATTAGTTGCACCAATAACTCTAAATTTAGTTCCATAAAACTTAAATTTTATTGTTTCGATTCCATCATGGGATGAACCATTATATCCCCATGTGCCAGAAAGATAGCTATTCCAATTAGTCCCTATATATTGTATTTTACTATCAGAATCATCATATCTTCTCCACCCTGTTTCAGGTAATGCTAACTGCTGTCCGATTGTCGCTGCATTAACTTGAGTTGCATTTTCCATCGCTCCAACACCTATTATAGATAACAACATAATAAATATTATACTAAACTTTTTAAAGTAATTTTTCATTTATCATTTCTCCCTTAAATTATCATTTGTGACGCGTCCATTAATCATTTTAATTCCTATGCTGGTAAATTCCAACAACAACCGTAATACAAATTCTTTTATATATTCAAAATCAAGTAATTTTTTACATAGATAAATATAATCTTTCTAAAAGCAATATTTCTAAATAAGCAATAAAAGAACACCTTATTGGTGCTGATCTATTGCTTATATTCTTTTATTTACTACTTCATATCATCCTATGATGTAGCTTTTATAAAATCTTCTCCTGTGATTTCTTTAAACTGATCTACTGTAATATCTCCAAATTTATTAGTATCTGTTATTACCGCTTGCCTTAAGAAATCCGCATCTATTACCTTCATATCAAAACACATTTTCCAAAAATCCATTATGCATTACCACCTTTCAAATTCATAACCTCTACTTTTAAACCTGCTATAGTTTGCAAAGCATTTGTTATAATTGCATCTTTTTTCATATTATCAATTTTTATATTAGCTACTTCTTTAGATAGAGTTTCTTCAGTTGTTGGTTGTGATACTGGCGTTGGAAATAAGCTTTGCTTTTCTTCAGCTGTTAACTCTACTGGCTTATTATTAACTAACTTGTAGTTACATTTACCATTGATATCAACCAAACCTTTATCTAAGTAATTACCTTGTGCATGGGTATATTTATCTCCTGCACCTTCATCTATTTGTATATAACTTGTAGTATCTTCTAAAAACATACTACTATTTATATCTTTAATGACATTTTTATTATCCGATTTTACATAAACTTTAATTATATTTTCTTCCATTCTAATACCTCCTAATATATTTCAGCATCTGCTGTCCATACTCCTAACCTATAAAGCCTATTAGTTGTATATCCACTTCCGTCAATCTCAGCTATTCCGTTAACATTATTTATAAGAGTTGTATATGATGCTGTCGCCCAAGAAACTAAATCAGTTATATATGAAACTGTACATGTAGGCGAAACTCTTTTCTCAACTTGAAAATTTACACCACTTAAATAACCTGTACCAAAAGCGCTTACAATTTGTCCTTGTCCTTTTTCATAGTATCTTTTACACAATACTAATTCTTCTGCATAAAGTCTTGGAACAAAAGGTGTTGCTTTATCTCCTAGTTCGAGTTTTCCATTCCCAACGTAAACATTGCAATCAGAATTTATAACTCCAGCACCAACGTCTTTAACACTTCCGATAAAAATTCTACAATTATTTGCAGTTGCTGGAATATCAACAATTATATTAAATCTTTTAGGTGTATTACTTAGTAAGTTTTTATCTATTGATATTTTACCTAAAACATTAGTACTATCAGTTATTTGCATAAACAAAGAACCTTGTAACATATTTTCAACACTTAAGTCACATGAAAAACAAACAGTTTTACCTAGTAATTTGTTATAGTCTTTATCTTCTAAACTTTGCACAATAAATAATCCACCAGTTCCACAACCAGTAATTTTTAATCCTTTAATATCTTTTGCTACGCTTCCACTTGGTAGAAATACACTCATCCATCTATCAGCACAATAACTATTACTAGTATTAAAACTTGTCCCTCTTTGCCAAACTTGAAAATCTCCATTTATTAATAAATTTGGATTACTTAATTGTGCGATTTTATTCGCACTATCTGACAATGATGCAACATTAGCATCTGTTAAAGCTTTAACTTCATTTATCGCTCCTTTGATTGTTTGGTCTGTAGTTGTTAGTGTTGCTGTTCCGAGAAAGAATGCTTTGAGTTTTGCCCAAGTAGTATTCCTGGTATTCCCGTCCTGTTCTATCAATGCTAGGTCTGTATCTTTTGGATCTACTGTTGGTTTATCGCTTATTTTCCATCCCATTTAAATCATCTCCTATCCTATAAATTCAAGATTATTTTCGTCCACCAAATAGTCTCCATTTTCATCTTCGAGATTACTTATAGACATTTTATTTATTAGAAAAAACATTTGCTGTATTATCTGCCAATTAGCATTATTCTGTAACTGAGCTATAACATTTTTACCATCAGATATTGTGATAGTTAAATTATTATTTAATGTAGTTCCATTTGCTATATCCGCTTTTAATACTACATCTAGAGCATTTCCAGTAGTTATATCATCTTCTAACCTTTCTGCTACGCTTGTACCTGTTGCAATATCAGTTTCAAGCCTGCTTGCAAGAGTTCCGCTTGTATTATTTAAATTGGTTAATGTATTTTCATGTTGCAAAGCTAATTGATTTTGCAACGCCAAATTATCAGCATTATCATTGTAGTTATCTATAAGCTTTTGAATCTGCTGCAAGGTTTCTATCTGGTCACTAGATTTAACAACAATATTAGTACTTGGATTTGGTTTTACTTCAAAGGTAAAAGTATTAGTTATGTTGGTACCATTAGAATCTGATATTTCAACAATTCCCTCAACATCACCAATTCCAAGAGTTGCCTGCACATCAAAATTAACTACGAACTGGTTTCCTGTTACACTTTGAACTATCTTTTCAACACTATATCCATCTGGTTTTTGTAGCACTATATGCATTTTCTGCCCTGTTAGATCAAGACTTGCAGACCCTTGAAATATTTTTATAGTCATAGCTAACGTATCACCCTTACGTATATTTTCATAAAGGCATTCACCGTTAGCATTTGTTGTGTCTATAGATAACTTTATAGGCTTTTGCATGTTATCCCTCCTTCCTTTTCAGGTAAAATAAAAAGAACCTATGATTTAACATAAGTTCTTGATTTATATAATTATTTAATCCAAACTCCATCAGATCCTATTTTATATCCGTCTGGTGTAGTTGCATCATGCATCATTGTTCCATCTGAATTTAAGTAATACCATTTGCCCACTGAATCTTGAAGCCAACCTGTTTGCAGTGTTCCATTCTTATTCAGATAATACCAATTATTATTTAAATTTAGCCATCCAGTAGCCATTGCTCCATCAGTTTTGAAATAATACCATTTTTCGTTTATCTGAAACCAACCATTTGATATAATGTTTCCATCCTTGTAGTATTCATTGACACCTTTTTCTTTATCAAAATACCAACCAGTAAACTTATCAATTTGCAATTGATCTATATTATTTTTTGATTTATCTAATGCATAACCAGGAACTAATATATTCGCAATTAGTAATACACCCATAAACATCTTAATTATTTTTTTATTCATAAATTATCCACCTCTTCAATAATTGTTATTTATGTTATTATATTACCATTTTGAATAAATTCAAATAAAATTATTCATATTTCCTAATATTATTATTTATTATATTCGCTTAATTCTAAACGGACATTTTCAAAACCTCTACGTTTTGCTTTAATTTCCCACGAAAACTCTGTATCATTAGTGCCTTTCACAATGAAATTATCTCTATTCCTTTCTATACTTTGTACACACCCTTTATAAACTTGTAAAAAAACTTGATAAGGTATGTCTGTATTTACGCATTCTAAAAATATAGGTTCAATATTTATGATACACTCTCCTTCTTTTATAACTCCTTCTCCTATATCTCCAAAATAATATTCAGCAGTTTCATATGCACTTATTCTTCTTTTACCATAATTTTGAGTTATTTGAACACAATTTTTAGATCCTTCTACATCTAGTCTTCCTGTTACCTCTAGGTCTCCAACGCCTAATATATCATGATTCGTTCCGCCACTTTCCATGTCTAAATTGTCATTTATCCCTATTTCTGAAATCACAAAATATTGACTCAATGGAACTCCACCTAATGCAACCCAAGTTAAGGCTTCTTTTTTCGACCAGTTAATATTCCCTATTCTAATTCCTCCATTTGGTAAAGCTAATAATATGGACTCACCTTTAATATTTTCAAATTTAAACCCACCATCAGTTACCGTCAATCCATCGGAGTCAACAGTAACTTGATTATCTGATTCTCCATGAATAGCTATTGCCACACTTCTAGAATTTTGTCTAATTAATGTTGAGAACTCATCTTCGCTTACTTTAGAATCTATTTCACCTTCTAAAATATTTATTGAAGCTTCTGTATCATTTTTTAAATTATTTACACTTAATTCAATTGAATCTGCTCTTTCCTCCATAGTCACTTGAAACTCTTCTGATTTCTTTTTAACTTTTTTAATTGTAGCTGTATTTGTATTAGTTTTAGTATTAACTGTATTGGCTAAATTACTTGTATTATTAATAATATTAACTATATTGGTTTTCTTTCTGTTTCCAATAGTTACTTCTAATATTTTCCCTTGTCCATTTAAAGCAAGTGGATTATAAACTATCTTTGTTACTCTAGCTACAGCTGTTATATTTAGTTTTTCATAGTATACTGTAACGTTATTACCTAATTCACATTTTTCTAAAATATCATAATCTTTATACTGCTCTGTCTTTTTTAATTGAGCGAATTTAACTGTATTGCTAACTGTCAAAGAATCGATTCCGTCTTCTGTGAATTTCTTTTGTCCTCTCTCCCTTAATTGGTTGTAGACTACATTTAAAGCAGCTGGAGTATCATCAACTGCCGAAACATCTTCACACGTTATGACTTTGTATTTCTTGCCTAGAACACCCACATTAGGTGAAGTTATGACCTCATTGTTAGGAAGGTATATTCCATCACTAGACTTCATAATAAGAACTGTGGCAAAATCATCACTTATATCATCAACGTCCTGCTGAAATTCTTGAAGATTCTTTCCACTTCTTATTACAAGAGGACTATCAATTTTTCCTCTCTCATCCACCATATCTATGGTAAAATTATTGAATATTATTTCTCCACCATAAGCATTATAAATTGATTTAGAACCATTTGAATTATCTAATATTCCAGCTAGCGGGGATACATAAGCAACATCAACATAATTTATAATATTCCCATTATCATCCAAACCAAGATTAACGCTTGTATTTGTGCTAGTATCTAAATTACCTACATGAAATCTATTAACATTATCCTGTACTGCTCCTAGAACTAATGCTATTGCTTGTTTTCTAGTTTTTCCAGCTGGAACTAAAGGGGAATTTCCACCGCCGAACACGAAATCGTTCATCAAGTCGCAACGTGCTATAGCTTGAGCATAAATGCTTATCTTTTTATCATTGCTATCTACAGATACTTTTCTTATTCTAAATAATTGTTCTGGTCTATCATCATATACAGGCGAGCGAATTATATTACCTTGTACTAGAAATTGACTAATATTTTTTCTGTCTTGCATTGGGTATTCCAATTCTAAATCAAAAATTCCTTCTATATCTTCAGTAATTTTCACAGAATCTTTTATACAATCAATTAGGACCATTCCATTATTATTAAAATCTGTTGTGCCCTTTTTGAATAAGCTTATCATTATATGCACCTCCAGTTTGGTTTAATCTCTACTTTAGTAACTCCTGTTCCTGTCCATGTGATTAGATTCTCACCAATGTCTAGGTAAGGATAAGGACCATTTATTTTATTTTCTTTTCCAGCATAGCAATTTTGAATCGAACTATCTATTGTGATGCTCGTTCCTATTTCCGTAATAGTAAAATTCCTATTGTTAATAGTAACTATGCAACTTCCTGTTCCGTAAATAGTTATTATTGGCAAACTTATATAGTCCGCTTTATTATGGTTTAATATAGTTCCATTTGTAATGGTCCTGAAGTCTTGACCATCTAGCAAATAACCAAAAGGCTGACACTTGAATTGCACTAAGAAATTATATAATTGATTTTCAATAATTTGATTTATAGGTATTGGATTAACTATTTCAGCATTATAAAATCTATCTGGTCTATTTCCAAAAATAACAGGACCTTTCCCTCTTAACCAACGTACTATTTTATCTGGGTCATTACCTTGATAATCACATTCTACTGGCTTGATATCCGAAGTATATTTATTAAATTCTGTTAAAGTTCCATCTGCTCCATCAATATCCACATCATTAGTTGACTTTGTAGAATCTTGAATAGGAGGTAGGCTCACAATTTTAAGATTCATATCTATATTGTTTTTATTATTAAATACTAATATTTTATTTTCTTTCAATTATAAAACCTCCTTTAATAGTTTTTTTTCTTAAATGCATAGTATCCCATATCGCTTGACCATGATTCTAGGTCTTGGTCAGTATGTTGATGGTAATTTTCTATATTAACTTTAAGTGTATTCCCATAATCATTTGTGGTTGAATTACTTATGCTATTAGTAATACTTCCAGATAATAAAGATTGCATTTGAGCTTGTTCAGCCATTACAGCAGATCTCATAGCTGCTACTTGATTAGCTATTTCCGACTTTATAAACTGCTCTGTTTGCATATGATTTTTAATTGCTGCTCCTTGGCTCACATATGCTACATCACCTTTAGTGGACATTTCTGGTGCTATTTCATTTGTATAATATAATCCAGCTTTAGGATTTGAACTAGTTCCGGTTGCGTAATGTCCTATCTTTGTGCTTTGACTTGCCGTATCATAATAAGTATAAGTTCCAGAATTAGAGTCCGCACCATATTCGGCACCACTTCTTATATGAACTAATTCTCCTACTGCTTCTTGAATGGTTTGCTTATTTGAATTTAATCCAGTTAAAAGGCTATCTGTTAAGCTTTGCCCTGCATTTTGCCAGGATGGATTATAGCTTTCTAATAATGCTACCAATTCATCTTGGCTGGAATTTAACAATATATATCTAGCCTGTGCGTTCACTGAATCAGTTTCTTCTAGCTTAGAGTAATAATCCTTAGTATCTTTTAACTGCTTCTCTAGGGTGTCTTTTTGCTTATTGTATTCTTCTTCTAATGCTTTCTTTTTATCATCTGTATTCCATTCATCCTGCTGCTTGGATAATTCTTTTTGCAAGTCTTTAATTTGCAACGCATAAGCTTGTTTATCTGCGTAGCTAGCAGTATTGTTCATTTTGGCTTTTAAGACTGCAATTTTATCATTGTATCCCTGCTCTGTATCACTTCGGCTTGTCTCTGTACTCTCTTTTTCTAATGCAGCTAATTTTTTGTTATAATTACTTTCTAGTTTAGTTAATTTAGAATTTATTGAGTTTTCAGCTGCGGTTTCTTCAGCTTTTAATTCATTCTCTATCGCTGTAGTTACAGCTTCGGCTATTTTAGTAAGTTTATCTTTCTTTTCTTCTGCAATTTTAACTTGCTGGTCCGCTGAATCCTTAGCATTTTGGATTTCATTTTCAGCAACCATTTTAGCAAGGTCCATTTCTTTTTCTACGCTATCTTGCTTAGCTTTTAAAACCTTCTTTTGTGCTTCTAGTTGCTTCTTAGTGCTAGAATCTGTTGTATTATCTATTGTTGTATCTAAATCATCTATATCTGCTTTTAAACTATCAACTTGACTCTTCAGTGAAGCATAATTGGCATCATCTTCAGCTTTCATTTTACTAGCTTTATCTTTTGAAATATTAGCCATATCTAGCTCGTTGTTTAGGCTTAAGAAACTTGAATTACCAGAACTTGAATTAAAGGCATCAACTAAACCATTTGCTAATTTCTCATTTAGCTGTATACCATTTTTAGCGCTTTCTTTTGTATTGCTAGAGATATTACCTAATAAGTTATTTTGGGCACTCATAGCACTAAGTAATTTGTTAACAACAACACCAAAACGACTATCTACAGCATTAGAAACATCTTTCTTCATTGCATTAACACTAGAGCCATGATCTAAGATTCCAGTCCCACCGCCTAGATAGTATAGTTCATTTTCTCCAGTAGACATTTCCCAACCATGCTCATCTTTTGTTATTAAACCATCACTGCCTCCACTAGTACCAGTGTATTTCTTTTCTACATTGGCATTAGAACTAGCAGCAACAGAAAAATCTCCAATAAAGGGCAAATACTGCTTTAAGTTTTCCCATCCTTTAAATATAGCTTCGAATAATGTTTGATGATATTCTGGTACTTTATTAACTGTACCAGACAAATTATCGACTGCTCCAGCTGTCTCATCTGCATTGGTTGTTGTGTCTATATTTTTACCCAATGGTATGTTATCAACTGATTGCTTAACACCATCTAAGTCCTTAACTGTACCATCTGAATTAGTTTCAATCTTGATTGGATTGCCATTTAAATTTAATATTCTATAGGTTGTTCCGTCTGTAGCTGTTTGCATTTCTCCTAGCTGTGCTATAACTTTCCCGTTGCTATCTAATAATTCGCCATTTGAATCGACAGTTGCACTTTTGGTATTATCTAGTGATTGTTTGATTTTCTCATAAGCTTGGGTAATATCTTGTGCTGAACTTTTAGCATCTTCAGCCCACTTTTCACTATAGCCACCAATCTCTCCGGTTGCTTGACCGTAAGCGCCAACTATATCTCCAGTGGTTTTATCAACTGTTACGTAAACATCCTCGAACCCACCTGTACTTACATTCTTTAATCTATACATACCACTCTGAGTAATATTTGTAAGGCCTGTATAAGTAGACTCCATCTTTTGTAAAATTTGATTTCTTTCTTTATCCTTATTGCTTAGTACTTCACCAGTATACTTATTTAATGTTCCTACTAATTTAGGGTTTTCTCTCTCAATTGTTGCAATACATTCTTTCCATTGATCTTCTTCTGATTGATTTATCTTATTTTTCTTCTCAGTAAATTTATCAATCTCTTTTTGAGTTGCCTCGGCTTCGACTCCACTTTGAGTTTCTAATAATTTCTTTAGTCTATCTATGTTGACATCATAATCCGTAGCAGTCTTTATACGTTGCTCATCTAACTTACTTTTTTGATCTTGGAGTAATTTTGATGCATCAGCACCGCTTAAATTGTTAGCTCTGTTAGCAAATTCGTTTTTCAAATAACTTTGTGCCTGCTCATTTTCTGCTTCTTTTTGCGCTTCCAGTTCAAGCTGATGAATTTCTATATATCTATTTTTTATATATTGCTTTTCTTCATCTGTTAAGTAACCACGTTCCTTTATGCCATCTATATATTTTTGATGTATCTCTTGCTGGTCCTTTGTGACTTGATCAATTTGAGCTTGGCTAGATTTGCTAAGTGAATCTAAAACTTGTTTCTCAGTATCATCAATAGTGCTATCATCACTCATAAAAAGCTTAGACATTTCGCTTTGTACTTCTGTCTGTCTTGATTTAATAGTCTTTATAGCTTCGTCACATAGAGTATCTATCTTTTGATTAAATTCCTTTGTTTCATCATCACTTATTGCATTATCAAAGTTTATATTAGATAGAAATAAAGAAAATTCTCCAACCGACTTAGTAGCATCTTCAACACCTTTTTTAAATTGTTCACTTACATCACTACCAAAATCTTTATATGCTAGTCCAGCTTCCTGAAGCTCCTCTTTTGATTTAACGGTATTTCCGGTCAAAGAGTTTAGTACTCTTTCAAAAATACCTAAATCTTCAGCGCTCGTATCAATCGATTTTGACATTATGTCATTAGCTGCAGATACTGTTCCCATAACTGCTGCTAAGCCTGCAACACCAGCCGTTACTGGTCCTAGTACTGGTGCCAACTTACTTAATACTGCAACTGTCTCACTTACTTTTTCGCCCTCTGCTACAACTGTTCCCAATCCAAATATTTGTTTTATTCCACCACTAACTTTAATTAATCCGCCTATACCACTTGTCAATCCACCTATTAACTTTAATAATGGTCCAACAGCCGCCGCTCCTATTAAAAGTTCTCCATAAAATTTTTGCTGTTCTGGCGTTAATTTCGAAAATTCATTCGCTAAATCTTGGATTCCATTGGCTATACTTGTTATGGCCGGTGCAAAGACCTCTTCAACTTTTATTGCTGATGTTTCTAAGCTTCCTGTCATCTGCTCAATAGCACTTTTGCTATTATCTTGCATAGTTTTAGCCATATCTGAAGCTGCACCATCTGCATTTTTATAACTTGCTGTTAAATCATCTAATTGGCTTGAACCTGCATCAACTAGAGTCAATAAACCAGACATAGCTTCTTGTCCGAAAATCGTAGCAATATAATCTTGTTTTTGTTGGTCTGTCTTACCTTTTAATGATTTAGTTAAATTATTTATAATTCCACTTAAAGGCAACATTTTACCTTGAGCATCAAAAGCTTTAAACCCTATTAATGCCATTGCATCTGCTGCTTCTTTAGCTGGGCTTGCAAGTCTTGTCAATATACTTCTTAGCGTAGTACCAGCCATAGTTCCCTTGATACCACTATTAGCAAGTATTCCAATAGCTGCGGTAGTCTCTTCTAAGCTTATTCCTGCTGCATGTGCTGCTGGAGCTATAAACTTAAGTGCTTCTCCTGTATCTCCGACTGCTGCATTTGTTGCCGCTGCATTTTTAGCTAATACATCGGCTACATGTCCTGCTTTGTCTGCTTCCAATCCAAATCCACGTAATGTTGAAGCCGCAATATCAGAGCTGTTAGATAGATCTTCTCCGCTACTTGCTGCAAGGTCTAACATACCAGGCATAGCCTGCATTATTTCTTCAGTAGAAAAACCAGCACTTGCCAAATTTTCCATACCTTCTGCTGCTTGTTTCAATCGTTATGTATAGGCTCTTTATCCTATACTCTCCGCATTTCTTACGGAGTATCGGAGTACATTTTCACCTTCGGCATTATCCGCTAAGGTGGCAACCACTCTTGGGAACGTTATATTTATTCAGTTCCTACTCTCTACGGTAGATTATAGCCTTTCGCAATCTATAATCTTACCTCGGTATTACCATATTACTATATAACTTAGGTTTCACCGATTTTGGTCGCTTATTTGTTCTATAAATTTCTTTATAGTGTGCCAAAAAGTCTAGCACTAAAAGCAGTGTCGGCTCCAAGCTGTAAAGCTTGATCATGCAATTTAGTAAACTCTTCTCCTGTAGCTCCGCTAATAGCCTTAACTCTGCTCATTCCAGAATCAAAGTCCATACCAACTTTAGCAGCTGCAGCACCTAATCCAACTATAGGCAAAGTAACTCTAGTGCTTAATTTATCGCCTACACTAGAAATTTCTTCACCTGCTTTAGTTATGCCCTTGCCAATATCTATATTTTCTAAGCTTTTCTTAACGTTTTTACCTGTTTCTTGTGCTTTCTTATCAACTTTATCTAAGGATTTAGTAATAGACATACTGGCACTAGAAAAATTGCCATCTAAACCGTTAATAGCATCTTTAGCAGAATCTAAGCTTATCCTTTTATTATTTAAGCTATTTAGTTTAGTTTCTAACTTAGTAATACTAGCCTCTGCTTTCTCCATCTGGCTAGCTATTTTGTTTTGATCTTTGACATCTGTAGCATTCTCATAAGCTTTCTTTAAATTCTCTAGTTTTTCTTTCTGCTTATCCAGTTGAGTGCTAGTTTTTTCTATACTTTTAGAAACATTCTCTAACTGCTTAGGAATTTTACTAAAATCAATATTCTTGGCTGCTTTACCAACATTATTAATAGCACTTTCGGCTTGTTTCATTGCCTTATCAACGCCTTTTCCAAGTCCATCAGCAACCTTTTTACTGGCAGTATCAACATCCTTTTCAAATCCACTGGTATCAAGCTTAGTATCAATAATTATCTTTCCGTCATTTGCCATACAAGTAACACCTCCTTCCAACTAAAAAAGAGCAACCTAAGTTACTCTTGTAGTTCTGATAAATCTCCACCGCGTTTCAATATTGCTGCTAAGTTTTTAGTATGCTTAACCTCTTCTTTACTTCGTGGTATTGCATATATTTTTTTTAATTTTGTATAGTGATCTTTCGTATTTTTATCTGTAATTTTATTTAAATCCACGGCTCTTATAGACATTATTTTCGATATCTCATTATCTTCTTTTAAGGAATTAAACATAGCTTTAAATTTCCACCAATGAAGATTTGTTTCTTGTAAATCTACTCCATACTGGTCTAAAAATGCACTATAAATTTTATCTCCATCATAGTCAAAATTATAAATATCTTCTTTACTAGAATTTACTTTTTTCTTTTTACTTTCTTCTTTACCACATCTATAAAACCAAATCATTTGCTCTATCGCTTGATTTATATTTACCGGAATGTTAGGGTAATAAATCTCTAATGCTCTGGTGAATATTTCTTGATCATCTAATGATTCGTCATTAAATAATTGCTCAAACTTAATAGAAAAACGGAAGTCTGTATTTATTTTGACTTCCGTTCCATCTATCAAAACATATTCGGGCAATTTTTCTAGTAAAATACTCATATCATTGCCCCTTTCTTACTATGCTTTAGCTACTACTGTAGCAATACCAGCTTTTTTAGCTTTTAGGCTTGAATCTACTTCAACTATGCAAATTTTATTACCTGTAACCGCGGTTATATCCGCGCTTCCATTCCATACTTGATATCCTGAACAATCATCATTTAGCGCTGGTGCTGTTACTGTACTTGCTGTCTTATACATATAGAAATTACCACTTGTTAGTGGTTCAGTTATTGTAATTTTAGTTGTTCCAGTAGCTGAACCCGCAGCTGATGTAACTGTTAATGTTCCAAGACTTTCTAAGTACTCTCCTTCATGGAATTCTTTTTCTTGAATATCGAAATATCCAAAGACAGGATCACCAACACAGTTTAAATTTCCTGCTCCAGTCATTGTTTCTCCACCAGCGCCCTGTGAATTTGTAACCTCAACAGCAATCTTAAATTTCCTTGCTTTAAAATAACGTGTACTTCCTGGTACTGCGGGCAAAAACAATTCTGTTCTAACGTAATATCTTTCGGCCTCTACACCTACTGCATGATTTCTTCCTATAAAATATAATTCTTCAACTGCTTCAATTTCTGCTGCTTCTTCATCATCTGCATCGTTGTACATTAAATCTAGATCATAAGAGAATTTTGTATCATATCCCTTTATTGTAGTTGATTTATTCTTATCTTTTATATATGTTTTGCCTTCTACCTGCGCCCCAACATCTTCGTTAAGAGTATTGAAGCCTGTCCCCATAAAAGCATACTTTCCAGTATCTTTAATAAGCAAATAATCAGCTATGTCATATCGTCCTATTTTTTTATTACTCATTCTTCATCATCCTTCTCTAATTATTTCTTTTGAAAATATGTTAACTTACATTGTATTTGATAACGTGCTGTGTTCTGAGTGTTATGAAGTAAATAACCATGTGTTAATACCTCTAGTTTCTCCGCACGCTTGCCATCTCCCATTATTGGTAATATATTTGCCCTTGTGTTCTCCTCTATCCAATCAGCAAATTTCTCATAGAATCCACTATTATCTATATTTTGAAGTATGTTTTCTGAATATGGTTCTCTGCTACAAAATATAAACTCAAATTGCCTTGTTGAACTCCTATCAATATATTTTTTTACTATAGGTTCACAAGGTACCTCTTCAATAGAATAGCTATCTGCATCACCGCTAAGATAATCCACATTAACCTTTATAGCATCATCAAACATTTCTAAATAAGGACATGTCCTTATATAATCTCTAATAGATTCAACTATTGTCATTTTGCTTTGCCTCCTGCCATATCAGCCATTTTCTTTACAATCTTTTCGCCTTGGTCTGCCCACATTCTTTTATCCCATTGCTTGCCTCTGATTCCTCCATTAGCTGTACCATTCATTCCTTGGCCTTCATTTTCATAGTATTGCTCTTCTGCATACTCTGCGGAATACTCAATACTATCTACATTTATTTTTACATCTTGGTCCTTTAAATTTCCTGTTCTATAGGGTATATAAGGATTCATTTCCTTTGCACATTCTTGTGTAAAAGCTCTTTGAACAGCTCCATTTTTGTCTAAGCCTCTTTTCCTTAATATTTCACCTGTGTTTAATTGGATTCTTACTGCCAAGCTTATACCCCCTCAATTTCAAAATGACTTGGTAAATTAGTATCAATGCCTTTAATATCTATAACATCATCAAAGTTTTTGACTAAATCGGCTAATGCATTTGGTTTAATTCCTGTAATTTCAAAGTCAATTTTTCCTTTAACTATTTTGTCAGAAATATTAAAAGTAAAATAATTTGGCTTTTCATTGTCAGACAACTTAGCAAATTTCTTAGGTGGCATGTAATTATTCAGCCTATCAATAATAATAGAAACACCATTCATAAAGGTTATTCCCTTATCATCAGCGCTTACTGTTACACTTATTCCACCTTGCCAGTTACAACCTTCAATCACTGTTCTTTGATATTTATCTATGCCTGTAGATTTATCTACATAGCGATTATATAGGGTTATATCACAATTTTTATTAATAACCATACTTACCACACCCTTAAATTACCCTTTTTAGGTAACAATGCAAGCACATCTTTAGTAAGAGTTAAGGCTTCAAGTTCACTATCAAAAGTCATGCTTTGTTTTCCTTCAGTAAATGACCTTACTCCTGGAGTCTTAGAATTCATTATTTTGCTTATGTTACTAATAAATAATTTAACTGCTAATGGATAATTTGTTTCTATATCTGCTTTTTCATATTTGCCATTATAATGATTATAAATAGCTGTAAGAGCCATTTCTTTTAGCTCTTCATCAGTAAACATAATTATTCACCTTCTTTTTTACCAGTGTCCTTAGTCTTATTATCTGCCCCTTTATCATCATTTTGTTCCTTATCTGGCTGGTTATCTCCTGAAGCTTCTTTTTCCTGTTCTTTTTGTTTCAATGCTTCTTCTTCAGCTTTCTTTAATTCCTCTTGTTTTAATCTTTTTTCCTCTTCAGATTTTTTAATAGCTTCTTGTTTTAAAGCTTCTTCCTGTTTTAGCCTTAAAGCTTCATCATTTTCAAGTTTTTTTAATTCTTCTTGTTGTCTTCTCATCTTGTTGAATGCTGCTAATCCCATGTAATTCCCTCCTTAAGCAAAATAGAGCAGTCTAAACCACTCTACTACGCTGTTGCTATTTTATGTTTTAAAATTACAATTCTAATATTCTTAGTATCGTAGACTTTCTCCCAGTTTGATCCTGTTGCAATTTCAGCAAAAGTTGGTGTTTTACCTGCAACCGATGCTTCTTTCCACTTAATACCTCTAGGATGCAATAAAAAGTGTTGTCTATTAATTAAAATATCTTCTCCTGCTAAAGTATCTCTATCTGTTTCAGATGGAACTGGTGCTGCTCCATTACCTAATCCAAATGCACCTTTACCAAATAAATAAGTTGTGTAAACTCCGCTTGTTACTGGACAACTATCATCTACTACTACCCTGTAATCTAAATAAGTAGGTATTTTAACAAGCGTTTCAGAATCAACTATATAGTCAATCTCATTATTCTTTTGTAATTGTGTATAAGTTGCTGAATGCATACCAACACAACATAATTTACTTGCATTATCTCCAAGTAATTGTTTTGCATCTAGAATAGGTTTTAACCCAATAATCCCATCTACTCCAGATTTAGCAGAAATGTCATACACATTTGTACTTGCTAAAGCCGATTCAATTCCAGCTAAAGACTTAAATAAAATCTTTCCTCTTTCTCCTATCCAATACTTAGCTACTTTGCTTGCAACTACTTTCATTGGATCATCACCACTTAACGCCTTTGCTAAGTCATTAACTCCCCACGCTTTTCCTCTCATCTGCAATCTAGCTGCATCTTGTCCTGATGTAATTGCATTTACTGTTAATGATTTATTATCACTCAATTCCTCTGAATCTCCGTCTAAATCATTCCAAAAAGGCATATTTAAAAGTATACCTCCACTAGATGCTAATTCATCCAATTCAGGATCATTTTGAATTACATCTGATTGTACAAATGTATCCAATCTTACTGTTTCTTCTACTACATAAGGATCAAAAACCTCTGGTACTATAATGTCACTAATTTTTGTTGCTGCCATTTAAAATCATCTCTCTTTCTAATTATTTTCCAGCCATAACTTTTAATTTTTCAGCTAGTTCTGGATTTTCTCTTAATATTTTTGCTTGTTCTGTTAAATTAAAAGTTTCCTTCGCCCAAGGATTCTTTATTTTTGGTGAGCCTCCACCTGCGGGTGGTTCATAAGAACTTGTACCTAATCTTTCCATTACTTTTTCATCTACTAAAGGCTGTAATATTTCCTCTAGTAAAGCAATTTTAGTATCTGTTGTTTCTTCATCCTTACCTAAAATTAACTCAATTGCTTTTATTGGAATTTTCTTTTCTGTTAAAACTCCTTGATATTTTGCGACCATATCTGAAAGTTGTTTTTCAGTTTTCATTCTTTCAAGCTCTGCCTTTACTTCATCAAGTGCAATTTCAGTAGGTGTTTTATTTTCATTTGATTTCTTCTTTAGTTCTTCTTCAATTATTTTAGGAAGTTTTTCCTTATTGAATTTTTCATCATGAGTTGTTATTGCTTTGCCTATAGCACTATCAATATTTGATTTATAATAGCCACTAATAGCAGGATTCTCTGCTATTAATTTATTGAAATCATCTGTACTTAGCTTAGTTAAATCAACCTTTCCCAAGTCCTTAAATTCATCATGTCCTAGGATAATTTCATTAATGTCTTGGTCATCTGTTGCACTTTCAATTAATGCTTTTATATCTGCTTTTTTCATTCTAAATTCCTCCTTATCCCTTGCAGTCCAATGTCCCACAAAGTATAAATTACTTTTACTAATCCAGTTCTTTAATCTCTGCTGTATAGTAATGAAAGACATAATAAAAAGCCTTAATTTCTTAAGACTCCATTAAATCATGTTCAATATCTTCAAATGAATCTCCATAAGTAAATCCAACAATCTTAACACCATTAAAAGTTTTAAGAGTTAAATCATCATTATAGGCTTTCTTATAATAAGCAAACTTACTATCAAAATTTTCATGCTCATTTATTATAATCTCAGGTTTTGGAAAACCTTGCATTTGAATTTTAACTCCTACATATTTAGCACCACTATGACTTGCTTCAAAAAAACATTTTTCTAAATTTCCAATTTTCATTTATACATTCCTCCTAAAATAAAAATATGCCTTAACGCTGGCTTTGCGAGATATTGGATCACCTCTTTAAACTTTCCGCATAAAATATAAAATTTGTGCTACCTTTTCTATATTTCTTTCATGAAACCTTGTATATAGAGTGTAATTATAATCTTTTAAATTATCTTGAACTAAATCACATTCATCTCTATGAATTAAATGTAATAATTCATGTATTAAAGTTTTTTCTTTTTCCTCTTGGGATAATTCAGCTTTAATTCTTATTCTTGCTTTATACATATTGTAAATAATATATGAATCACCATTATTATCTAATACTTCAACTTCTGATAATTGTATATCCCAATCTTTTAATCTTAAAATTTCAATCCATTTTTTTAATAATTCATTCAATTTAATCTCTCCTTAACCTGTACTTTCAATAAATTTTAAATCCTTAATAGGTATGTCAGATTTATTTTTATAACTTTTACTTCTAGCTCTATGGGTATGAACAAAATAACCATCATCATCTTTTCCAACGCCTACATTGTACTTTTTACCACCTTTAGAGATAGATTTCTGTAAATTAAATTCAGGATGCTTATTTACTTTCTTTGGCATAAAAATTCCCCTTTCTATTAATTTTGGGCATAATAAAAGCACCTACCTATTAACTTAAGTAAGTGCTTCTATTTTTCTTTGTTTTCCTCTTCTTCATATTCGTCGAAATCTTGATTTTCATCAAGTCCCATCCATTCTTTTAAGCTTTTAGTTGTTTGCTCATTAGAACCATCAAGAACTCGGCTAGGCTTATCATTCATTAAAGTCACCCTTTCATAAATATTATATCAGTTGATTTTTCTAAAAACTTCTTAACAACTTTATCATATTCAGCATCAGTTCCAGATTTAACATTCTTCTTTATTAATCTAAATAACTGATTTCTTACATTAACACTATCATATCCATCGTTTTTTATCAATACTTCTAGTTCGCCATTATTCTTAGCTGCCGATATATATTTTACATTTTCATTTGTAATAAAGAATTGTAAATCAGACATTGAAAAACTTTTATTTGTTGGATGATTATGCATAACAAATATATCATGACTAGATGATAGTATATTTATTGATTCTGATGATTTAAATTCCAACATATCTTTTTGTCCAAGTTCAGCTGCTTTGCTGTATAATCCTTTAGAAAAGACATACGATACTTCTTTACTATCATTGTTATTCATGGCATATCTAAGCAATTCTTTATGTTCATTATATATTATGTCATTTTGTTCCTTTGTTAAACCATTAATGCTTATTTTTTGAACTTTATTTATTGATTCTTCAGTAATTTTAGTTATTTTATCTTTTGAACTTTCCTTTAATATAGTTTCAATATTATCTTTTTCCCATTGCTGATATTCTTCCCATCCAACTTCATTTCTAGGTATATTAGGCCTATACCCTTCAGGAGTTATTGGAATAAGTGTTGATCTACAAAATGGGTGTAACGGTGGTATTGGTTTATTAACATCATTAACTTTATATGGTGGATCATTTGCATGTGGCTTACAAAATCTTGATGTAGCATTATCTAAGACAACAGAAAATAATTGATATTCTATTCCATTATCCTTACACCACTTATCGCCTACAGCACTTTGAACTCTTGCAATTTCAGTAGCCACTATTCGCTTAGTGTTATTTTCATTCGCTTTAAATCTTTTCTCAATGACTTCTTGAATATCATTAACACTGGTTTTCCCTTGCATGAATTTTTTAATTTCATTTTGCAATGTACTAGCTACTTGATTTTTATCAGCCCATAGACGTTCAGAATAACTTTTCCCTTCGACTTTTTGGCTAATAATCTTCTTAAGCTCTTCAGTATTAAGCCTTTTTCTTTTATTATTTTTATCTAAAGTAAATAAAAAACTATTTGAATTATATTTGTCTTGTCCTACTTCATTTAACATACTTACTATTTGCTTCTGTTCGGCTCTATATTGGCTTTTAAATGTGTTCTCGATAACTTTATCAAGTATACTTTTCTCTTTCTTCTGGTCGCTTTCTGACATGCTCATAACAGAGTCATGAATCTTATAAATTAGCATCATATTAGATATTTCATTTAGTAAGTTTTTCATATCTTTAGATTGCTGTTCAAGCAATGGTTTGATATCTTCTTCGCCCTTATCAAAAATATATTTTGTAAACTTTAGATATGCAGCTTGGAAAAAAAGTTGGAATCTATTCAGCTTCATTTCCATCACCAACTATATTATCAGCGTTGTTATCTTCTGTGTAATCACCCATTCCTTGATTTTCAGCTTTGTTTTCTAGTTCGATTTGCTCTCCTTCTTTATCTACATCAGTGATTGTTGGAATCAAAGCTCTTTTACTTCTATTGCTCATAACTTCATGAGGTATTTTTGAAACTATGTCAGCTAAAGCAGTTAAATCAGCTGGAACATTTGGAGTAAATTTAATTTCTATTTTATTTACATCATACTTTTTGCCTTCTGTTATCTCTAGGTACTTAAATAAGCATTTCAATCTAGTTTTTATGATATTAGCCATTGCCTTTTCATTCATTCGGCATTTACTTTCTAGCATTTGTAATCTAGATCTTAACGCAATACCACTTAAATTACTCTGCATCTTTTCATTATTATCAATATGGCAAGTTAAAACATAGATTAAAGCAATTAAATCATCTCGAGTATTTTTGATAAATGCATCATTAATTTCTTTTATTAGCCATTCTGCATCCTGTGTTTCCTTATCTTCGAATTCCATTACTGCATTATCCTTAATTATAGGCTGCTTAGTCCCGTCTTCATCTTCTTGACGAGCATTGAACAATTTTAAGATTGCATTTCTAAAATCACTAATTTCACAAACCATATCAGATAAATTAGTTTCAAGTGCATCCTGAATTGTTTTTATGGTCCTGTAGATTGTTTTATCACCCTCGACATATCCTCTTCTTTCACTATATTCCTTACCGCCAACTATTCCATAACCTACAGGTACTATTCCGAAGTAATGCGGTGTAGCTTGTTCAACTTCATTAAATTCACTATCATAATGTATAATCTGTTTATCAGTATACATATCAATAAATGTTTCAGTTCCTCCATCCTCCGTATCTTCTTCATGAACATGCAAGAAAAATAAAGGCTCCTCATTAACTCTATACATATATCCATCTAAAGCACTTATCATTCTATTTTTAAATTTCTTTTCTTTATCAAGATAATTAATTTCATATCCTGTTCCATTCTTAACTAATTCAATACCACCATTTAAATCATGATCTTCTAAATTATTTTTCAAATTATATTCTATATCCTTAGTAACTTGTGAGTTATTATCAGTAGATACATAAGTAACTGAATTTCCAAAACTATAAGTTGCTTCTTCATCTACTAGTTTTTGTACAAAATTAGCATTCACTTTTAAATTACTTCTTCCCTCTATAGGTTTAAAGTCTTTTAAAGCTTCTGTAGTGCCATAATAATATTTATTTATATCATTGTAATGTTTTGAGTTATTCTGATATCTTTGATAAGCTTTTTTAATAATCTCTTCTGATATATCCATAATTCACCTCCTACCCGTATAAATCACTTAGTTTTCTAACTTTAAGTGGCCTTACTACTTTTATTTCCTTTAGAGCATTTTCTCCTTCTGAAATCATATCTATAAAGTCATCATGTGTAGTGTATTGTTGTCCTTGAAATTCAAGAACTTGTTTTACAGCTGCTGAACTGTCTTCACAATCAGAACAAATAACTATCTGACCATTATTCATAGGGTCCATAACAGTACTTATTTTTTCATCTTTATTTGTTCTTTGCATTTTATTGATAAATTCAATACGCCTGCCCCTTAATTTACGATTTTTATTAATTAATTCCTTTATCTTAAGAACATCAGCACCCATAAAAGTATTTTTTTCAATTACAACATGGGTAATATTCTTATGCTTTTTAATAAAATCAACAGCTTTTTGGCAATAATCATCATATCCCAGCCTTTTCATGAGTAAATCTCTAACATAAGTAAAGTCATTTGTTGCCTTACTCATTACACCCATAGCAGTATAGTCATTTTTCTTACTTGTGCTTGCTGCTGGATCTATAACTAGAATTGTTTTTAAGAATTTATTCTTTTCTATTTCTGCACTAGTTCTAGTTGAAACTGATTTAAACCACTTTTCGCCTATAGCTGAAGCATCATTCATAAGCTCTGACATGAAAGCCGCTCGATTTTCCCAGTACTTAACCGCTAAATCATTAAAGCAATCCCATTTTTCAGGCCACCAGGTTTCGAATTGCATTTCTTCCTTATGGTCCTCATAGAATTGCTTTGCTTTTTCTTTTCTTTCCTCTTTATTTAGTTTTTCATCAAAATATATATCATGGCATTGCAACCATAAACCAGGTTTAAATTCATTTTCGATTATTTCTCCATATTCAAAGATATCTTCAACTGTTTCATCATCTTTAAGGATAATTGCACGCCTTAAAATACTATAATAGTCACCATTTCGGCTTAATCTACTCATAAGGCAATCAATATGCAAGACTGTTCCAATCGCAATAATCTTTGTGGCTGATTTTATTTTCTTACCATTTCTATATACTGCCTTGTCTCCAACTTCTTCAACTTCCTTGGTCCATTTAGAGTATTGTTTTTCTCTTGCTGCATCTGTAAGAATATTCTTTTCATCTTGGAAGTCATCACCTATAAATACAGTAGGTCTAATTCCTCCCCAGTTAGAACCTCTAACCGATGTTCCAGAACCAACAGTTCTAATATATGTCCCATTAGTAAACTCAACTTCATTGGCATTAACTGTATATCTTTCTCCATTTGCTTTTACAGCCTTAATGTCAATCAATTTACCAAAATTTTTAATAATCTTCTGATTCTCATTAAATACTTTTTTAATAGAATCCAAGAATTGAGTTGCATCTGTATCGGTTTTAGCTCCAAGTAGAGTAAAGAGAGATTTTTTATAACAATGTAAATATACACTGACAGCCATATCAAATATTGTTGTCTTTGCAAATCCTCTAGGCTCAATTATTGCTGCCTTATCTCTTTTGTCATTTACAAATATATCATTGGCAACGTCCCATAATTCATAATGACCTTTAGAAAGCTGTCTAGCCACATTCGGCTTATGATCTTCTGGGTACGAATTGTCTTCATTAAATCCTTTAGGCACAAATATATCACTCATGAAATATAAACAGAAAAATTCAATATCTTTTTCACCTAATGCCTTTGCAAGTTTATCTAAGTCCCTGCTATTGGCTTTTAGTAATTTAGTTGCTGTTTCACCATCATAGTGCTTAATGAGGTATTTATTTAACAGATATACCTCATATTTAAGCTCTGTATGGAATTTTAAGTTGTCAAAATATATCATGTTATTCCTCCTTTTTGGCATAACAAAAGAACCCTATTTCTAGAGTTCTTATAATTAATCTATTTTTTCACTTATTTCTTTTAATGCTTCATAAATTAATCTTGTATCAGGCTTTACATATTCCTTTGATATATAAATATTTAAGTTTTGTGTTCCTTCTTTTTCATTTATCTGAAATAAGACATCATCAACACGGCCATTAATATAATTATCCTCATCTAAAAAACATGTATTTCTGTTCCTATCCTAGTAATTGAATTTAGTACATCCTTTAAACTTTCCGATTCTTTTGTAGCCCAAACATCTCCACCATTTGCATCGCAAAAATTAACTTCCATAAACATCACCTCCCTCCATATAATACAATTATACAAAAGTTGGCATATTCCTCCTTAGTATTACAACTTATTACCATTTAATCGAATTTAAAAATTATAGAGAAATTTTATGGAGCTTGCCACCCCCACATTTTGGTTTTTTCAATTTTAGAACCTACCCACCCTACAGGATATATGGTATAATTGCAATAAAAAAGCACATAAAACAAGGGAAATAATTATTTATTTTTATTCATTTATCAGTGCATAAAACAATAATTATACACGAATTATTCACACTTTTTATGCATTTCTTTATTCATAAAATGCGAAATCTATTCTATGTCAGTAGGCAAGCCATTCTTTAAAATTCCAGTTTATGCAATTATTTCGCTAAATGATGACTTTGCGAAATAACTTTGAATATTTCAGCCTTTCGTAATTATTTAGCTTGGGAAATATCTATCACATTGTTATCACTTTTAATCTCATTAACTAACTGATCTATATCAAGCTCGACGTTATTGTCTTTATCATTGCTTACGTCCTGTATCTTATTAGTAGGAGTACCACAAAGTCTATTGATTGCGTATATGATAGCATCTAATGAGGTCTTGTCACTGCTGCTCTTAAGGGCAATCTTAATAAGTTTATCTGTTAGTGGAACAACTTGCGTTAATAATCTACCATCAACCTCAGATTTTAAACCCTGTCTGCATTTGTCAAGCTCGGCCTTAAACAACTCATCTTTATTCTTCCATGTCGATACTGTTTGTCTACTTACTCCAATAGCTGTTGCAACATCATTAACACTCTCACCTTCAACCAATAATTCAATTGCTCTTAGCTGCTTATCATTTAATTCTTTAGTAGCCATATTATCATAATCACCCCTTTTTACATCTTTACATCAAATTATATATAAACCTTACATAACATTACCCGTTTTATGCATCTATCGTCTTCGCTGTTAGGTTTTATTTAAATTCTTGAGTACTATTCCACCTTCAAATAAGACCTCTCTATGCGCCTAACAAGTACATTGAAACAGATATTATTATTCACTCATTAAAGGGGTACGGTCACTAGGAGATATATATTAATATATATGTACTACTCATCGTACCCCCTGATTAAATTCATCGTGTCAATATAAAGTTTGTTATCTTTGTTGACTTTATATTTCTTAACCTTGTAATAATATTTATTTTCTATAGTTCTTATTATTACGTCCAATTCTCCTTTGGCTAATTGCAATTCAGCAAGAGTTATTTCACTCCGTGTATATTTATCTTGGAGTTTCTTAAATGCATTCACATACGCCTTATTCTTCCAAAATGATTTGTATTCTTCAATCGTTACTTGCGCCAGTTCTCCCAACGCTTTATCCAATTTAAAGTAATAATAACCATCCTTTGAAATTATCTTTTTATCCTGGAGCGTATTATCCCACTTAATAACAGTGTTTTTATTTATCTTTACCTTGCTGGCTATATCGTCTATTGTGTCGGGTTCTTCGGCTGTTCTTATATTGAAATAATTAATAAAGCAATCAGTTTTGCTAATATTATAGATTTTATTAATTATCTGCTTATCTTTGCTTATCCCCAACTCGTATATTGTTTTTTTGTTCTCAATGGATTTATTTAGCAAGATATAACCTCTTTCCAATAGCCTTTTTTCTAATGTATTGCGCCTTTCAATTTGCTTTAGAGCATTAAGATTAATATTGAGTAAATCTTTTAGTTCATTCCTGCAAACTTTCATCTTCTTTTTTCATTATTTTTAAAGCATTCCATTAGGTCTCTATTGTTGAATGGATAATAATAAAAGTCCATCTTCTCACATTCTTTTTCGCAATCTTTGCATTCATCCGGAGACTTAGCGCATATTATTTTTCCTTCTTTAAATCTCACATTCAATTTAACTTTCTTTCTTTTAGCCATGTTCTAAATCTCCTTTCGTTGAATCTAAGATCACATTATTTGCCACGCAAAAAAGGCACCCAACTTAATGAATGCCTTCTAAAAGGGCTTTAATGAAATTCTTGACAATATTATTATATCTCACATTTTCAGTATTTTTTACAGACTTTCTACTGTTTTCCTACTGTTTTTCTACTGTTTTTCTATAATCAATAAATTTAGGGTATATATTTCTTCATTTTCCTTATTGCCTCATATTCCATTTGCTTGATCCTGGAGTAACTTAAATTTAATTTTTGTTCAACTCTCCAGTATTTCTTGCGTTCTATTAGCACAATCTGGATTATTTCCTTTTCTTCATCAGTCAGCATTGTAAGTGCATTGTCAATTCGCCTTAATTCTCTCTTTTTAACTGCCTGTTGTCTATATAATTCTTCTTTCTTTTCCATTAACGCTTCCGCTTGTTGCTCAACACTAGAAGTTATCTTGTAGGTCTTTCCTGTTCTTTCCTCTGTACCTTGTCCACTTACTCCTAATATTTCTTCCTCAAGTTCTTGGACTTTTATATCAATCTCTTGTATGTCTGCTTTAAGCTCTTTATATTTCCGTATCCTATATACTGTGTTATCCATTTACTCACCTAACCTTCAAACTATGTTTCTTTTATAGCGCTGATTCTTCCAAAAACAAATCTGTATCTTCTATAAATCCTTTATGAACCAATACATTTCTCACTTCATATCTCAGAGTGTTATATATTTCGCATCCTATAAATTCCTTATCTATTGGCCTTATTTGAGTATTAAACTCACTTTGTAGGCCTTTAAGCCTTTTGTATAATCTATCTGGCTCATATTGTGATCTATAACTAGATGAATCTCTTATATTTATATCAAAATTTTTATCCTCTAAAAAAATGAAGAACTTTATATTGTATTTATTCAGGGTGGCAAATTCGTATTTTAGCCTGTTATAATCAGTCTTAAGAACCTTTTCCAAATACTTTTCTCCAAGCAACTCGATTATTTCTTTTTTTATCTCATTGATATTAGTCTTATTATCTTTTAAATTCATTGCCAACTCATCAATACAAAACTTTCTTTCAATCACTATTTCATCAGTGAAATAAATATCCCTTGTTTGTCCCTTAAAGCTTCCTATTGGTAACATACATGAATAATCTCCATAGTCAAGTTTTTGTGTCTTAAAAGGCTTTTTCCTCTTATTTAACCATTGAATTACATGCTGATTTGCTTGCTCTCTTGTATCTACTAATACAACCATTTTATCCAATAATTCTTTTATTTCTTTTTCTGTAAACTTATATCTCATTAGCAGCCCTCCTATGCTATTTTCTTTACACATTTATAATAAAATGCTGTTCTTTTACCTTCCCAAGCTACATTTATTGTTTCACCATTGTTATAAACTCTTACTACCTTACCCGTTCCTTTGATTCCTTTGTATTCAATTTCAACAAGGTCACCAATTTCAAATTCTGTGATGTTTGCATCCATTTTTGTAACTTTATTATCCAAATCCGTAATTTCTTTAGCCATTTGTGTAACGAAAAGCTCATTTTCATGATATTTAGGCTTTTGTTCATATTCAATGACCCAGCCTTTATAATTTATAACAACCGTTTTTTCTCCAGGTATTATGACATTAGAATCACATTTACGTTTAATGTATTGTGTCACCTTCATATCATTTAATTTTTTAAGCTGTAGATCATTGAGTTCTTTATCTTTGTTGACGAATAGTATTTCATCAGCTGGCATTAAACCAACATTTACACCTAAATCAAATTCATGTACTCCTTGTCCATTAAAATATTTTGTCTTATCTTCTAATTCAACGAGTAATGCTCCTGAAACAGTTTTTATGATTCTATTACAGCTCTCTTTATAAAGGTTTACTATCTTCTGGAAGTGATCTTCCTTCATCTCTTGTTTATCAACTATAACTTTTTCTTTAGGCTTGATAATAGTTTCTTGAATTGGCATATTAAATAAATCAATTTGCCCTTCTAACACAATTATTTTCTTCAAAATTATCTCACCTTCTTTTTTCAATTGAATCTCATATGATAATAGAGTTTTATAAAAGTGGCATTTCTAACTGTATTCATATTATCATTCTAATAATCATAGTATTTATTAATTAATATTATTGTTAGGACGATGTAATAATGGCCTATATAGATCCAGAAGATTTATTAGTTTTGATAACCTCACTCTCTACTTCACTTTCAAAAAATAAAACTACTGCTGAAATTAATTTACTCGGAAAACTTTTTTTGGATGTAGGACGCTCAATGTTGGACATTTCCTCTAAGAAACATAATTCATCTTTGACAAAAAATGTATCAACTTCATCCGAATATATACAGAAAAATGATTCTACCACTGACTGATTAGCATTAAGCTCTTCTCAGTGAGAGCTTATTTTTTGTTATATATTTCTTTTGTCATTTGATTTAATTTTATAATTTAGTTCCTCCAATCTACATATTGCCTGTTATTTTAGAATTGCGTATCAAAAAAATCGCAAATTCAATCTCTTGAATAATGCGATTTTATAATTTAATATTTATTTTTAGTGATTCATAATTTAAGAAAGTTGTGACTTAATGGAACTATATGTGATGATTACTTTTTTAGTATATTTATATCTTCATATTTCATTAAATAATAAGGTTCATTTTCTATAGCTTCTTCCTCGATTGTCCACCCTTGAGATAAATAAAAATGCAAAGCATTCACATTTGCCTTTACACACTTCAATGTTAATGGTAATCCAACTACTTTTGCAGACTGATTTATCAATGCTTTGCCTACCCCACATCTTTTAAAATTTGATGAAACAAATAAATTGTGAATAAATTTATCTTCTTCCCAAATTGAAATAAACCCAGCAATTTCATTGTCTATTTTCGCCGTTAATATTAATTCACCTTCTGTACTACTATCAAAATCTTCTAGCTTTATACTACCATGTTCTACCCACTTAAAATTTTCCTGTCTTGTGTTAAAAAAAATCTTGCGTAGCTCATCGTAGTCTCCTTTTTGAGCCTTTTGTATAGAAATATTATTTTTATTCACTATATCTTCTCCTCTCATGCCATAAAACAATTCACAATAAATAATAACTATTCTGCATTAATTATAATATATTTTATAAAAATCGCATTATTTAATTTTCAAAGAACATGATTTTTACTAATTACTACGTCAAATCTACATATGGTGTACTATCACCAATTTTGATTTTTTACTTTTTTACCAATTACTAATTGATTGTTTTTATCTAATTTAGCTTGAAAATATCCTTTGCATTTGTTACCTAATACTTTTTCTATATCAGGATCCAAAGTATCTTGATACATTATTTCTCTATCCTCACTATAGATAAGCATACTATTATCATTTAGGGATTTTTGTATTTTCACTATCATATTTCAAATCCTTTCTTTGCATGTCTACAACAGTACGTATTACGTTTCAACTCTTTCGAATTCAATTACCCATACCCAAGGATTTTCATGCCACATATATTTGACTTGAGATTTATTTAGAGTGCTATTCCATAAATCTTCAAACGCTGATATATATTCACTTGCAGTAAATGAGTCAGTAATTTCAAAATCTAGCTTTATTCCTTCATTTTTACATTCACCTGCTTCAATCATTTTTAATCTTTCAGGATAAATCTTTTTTATTTTTAGGAATATCCTTGCTGCTTCTTTCGGCATAAATAATGACGGCTGCCACTTTTCTTGATCTGCAAATTTATAGAATTTATTAAATCTCTCTTTTGTAAAAGATATACAATCATTAACCTCACTATCTGCCTTATATTTAAAAGCTAGTGTATTAACTCCTCTTGAATGCGCCAACCATGTTTCTCTAACATAAAGTATGTCTCCAATTTCAAACTTGGGTTTGCACCAATTAATAGCACTGTATATTGTTCCAGCAACTGCATTAGATCTATATCCAAATTTGTAATATTCGCCTTCATGTTCTAGTAGTTCTCTATTCCCAACATTCTTTATAATTCTTCTCGTGGTTGTTTTTCTTCCTTCAAGAATTGCCTTAACCATATCTGTATTAAATAAAATTGGTTTTTCCAATATTCTCACCTCAATTTATTATGTTGAGGGGAATAATCCCCTCTTAATTTGCAGTAACCTTAACATTAGCAATTGTAATCCCTGCTGCTAACACTCCTAGTCCTGCAAGAACTCACTTACCCTCTGTTCTTATTTATATCCATGAAATTCATTTGAGGATTTATTAGTGGTTGCACTACATATTTTCCATTTATATCATCCCATACAACTTCTTTATTCTCGTCATAGCAACCTTTTGAATTATATTGCTTCTTTAAAGTTGATGTTATCTTGTGTTCAAAAGTAGGTTTTTTATATTCATATTTATCATTTATTATATTCCCGTAATCATCTGTTGCAGGTATTTCCTTATAAGCATCTCTTATTTTTAAATCCAATTTTAAAGATATTTCCCCACTTGCAAATTCACCATTATATACACTTTTTATAACTCTTTGTATTTCCTCATTTAAATCAGTTAACATTGCATTAAATACAGGACTATCAATATCTATACTTAATACTCTCTTACTTAAATCCACTAATTCACTTGTTTTACCCATTATCTTATTACCTCCAATTCAAATTCGACTCTTTCTAATTCTTCAGTAAATACTTTCTTAACAATCAATTCTGTGATCTGGCTATCGTCCTTATAGGCAATTTTATTTAAACTATCCAAAATAACCTTAGCTACATTATCAATATCAGGTTTCTTCTGTGGACGCTCTATCCCCGCCCTTATCGCTTCTAACCTTTTCTTTGAATAACTCTTAGGTATTTTGTAGTAAGCTATAATTGTTGCCTTTATAGAACCTTCTAAATACCTTCTATCCTGCTGCTGATAACAAATTCTTACCCAATTTTCATAAGTCACTGTATCTCCAGGAGTTGTTGCATGTCCATTAAAAAATCTAGGCCGTCCTTTACCTTTTATTGTTCCTTCAACTACTACCATTTATTTCTCCTTTACCTTAAACAATCTATATTTGCGATCTTTTGGAGCTTATCCAAGTAATAGAATTTAAGTGTTCCAACTGCTCCATCTCTTTGCTTCGCTATTATCCATTCAATAATATTTCTGTCTTCTGTTTCTTTGTTGTAATATTCATCACGATACAAGAACATTATCAAGTCTGCATCTTGTTCAATATTCCCAGATTCTCTTAAATCCGCCAATGTTGGTCTCTTATCTGCCCTCTCTTCAACTTTTCTAGATAATTGTGATAATACGATTACTGTTACTTCTAATTCTTTAGCCATCATCTTTAATTGTCTTGTAACTTCACCAATATCTGACGATCTATTTCCAGTGTTAGGTATGTCCATTAACGTTAAGTGATCTACAATTACCACATCTAAACCATGAGTTTGTTTTACTGCTTTAGTCTTAGCTTTTATAGTTAATGTGTTTTGGTAGCTGCTGCAATCTGTAAATATTCCATTTCTCTTAGATAATTTGTTAGCTGCCATAAGTATTCTTTCAAACTCTTCTGCATTAAGTTTTCCTGTTTTTAATTTCTGTGCTTCAACATTTGAATTGAAAGCCAATCTCCTATTTCCCAATGCTGTTTCTACCATTTCCATTTCAAATACAAGCACATTATTACCGTTTTTCGCTAGTCCGTCAGCTATGTTTAAAGCAGTAACTGTTTTTCCCATTGATGGACGAGCACCGATTACAAATAAGTCTCCTTTATTCATTCCATTTGTTGCTCTATCAAAGTCATGAAATCCTGTTTTCATGCCTGGAATATCTCCACCATTAGCATATCTTTCTTCTATCTTTGATATTGTGGCATTAAGTAACTGCGTATCATTTAGTATTTGGCTTTTGTCTTCTGTTTGGCTTAATTCATTTGACATTTTACTAATTGAAACATCTGGTTTAATTTTATCGTCATACAATGCATTCATAGCTGAATTTAATGATTTTATCGCCTTTCTTCTGAAGGACTTATCTTTTATAATGTCCACGTATTGTTTTACATTTAATTTAAACCCACCTGTCATTAGTTCTGTGAGGTATGAAACCCCTCCGACGTATACTAGACTGTCTTTTCCTAAAACCTCTATAATGGGCGTTATTCCTATTTCTTTCCCGTCTGCAAATAATGCACACATTGCGTTAAATATTAATTGATGGCTTGATCTATAAAAATCATTTGTTTTCAACTCATTTACTGCTTGTACTATTATCTTAGGGTTATAAAATATACCTGATAAGAGTTCTTGTTCAGCTCTTATATTTTGCGGTAGTATTTGTAACTGTTCTGTATCCATCTAATCACCTCTATTTAGCTATTCATCAAATTGAAATGCATCATATTGTTTTTTATTGTTAGATATAGTTGTCTGGTTCTTATGGTCTTCTTTAAGTTCGAATATGCCTTGCCAACAATGCTCTATGCTATTTTCTAAAATTTTAATTTGTATTTCTTCATTTTCCGATAAGCCCTTTAGCTTCTTAAGCATTATCTGTAAAGCTCTATCCGTCATAGGTTTTTTAATTGACTTTCTCATTTTTATAAAATCAACTAAAGTATTTCTCAATTCTTCATTACTGGTATAGTTGTTAATTAAAGAATCAATCGAAGTTATTTTTCTTTTTTTAGTTTTTTTATTTATATCTATATCTTTCTCTATCTCTTTCTCTATCTCTATCTCTGTGTAACAAAAAGTAACAGGTGGTAACTCTTCGGTAACATTGTTACCATTCTCTATTAATTTTTTATTCTTAAAGCGTTTATTTCTCATTAGTTGAGCCTTATCTGTTTCTTTTCCTATTGACGTTGGAACCTCATTTAAAAGTAACTCTGAATCTGAAATTTCTTTCAGTAATCCGCACTTTTTTAGATACATTAATACAAAACTTACATTGTCTGAATCTTCATCTAGTTCTAATGCTAATTCTTCCGCAAATGTTTCTTCTATTCCATCAAAATACAGCTTTCCTTCATCCTTAAGACTAAGCAATTGAAGCTTCAAATATATTATTGTGTAAGTATCTCCACCAGCTATTTTCCTTAGTTTCTTTATTTCTTTACCTTTGAAAAAATCCTTATTTAATTTAAGCCAATAGTACACTTTAGCCATTAAATCACCTACAATTCTTCTATTGTTAAAATTTGAGTTACCTTATTATTAGCTCTGCAATAATCACATAAACCACATGCAATTGGCTTTTCTTCTCCACTTTTGACTTTTATAGTTCGCTCAATGTTATATTCAATTTCCTCAAGCTTTGGTGTGGTGTACCTTTCATCTACTTTAATTATTGCTTTAAGCGGATTATCATTCTTTTCTATTGCAACAATGTATGGAATTAAATCTTTGCCAAATTGTTGCTTAATTAACTCTCTATAGATTGCCATTTGTTCTATATACCCGTAATGCTCAATAAAGGTCAATCCACAATATTTTTTATGGATTCCTTGGGTTGTCTTTAAATCTGTAAAGAATCCTTTTTCTAAGTTCAATACATCAACCATTCCACGCCACTTAATACCAAATAATTCGCCTTGAATGATTACTTCTTTTTTGCCTTGCAAAAATTTCATACAATTCGAATCATCTGCTAAGGACTTAACCATTGTTTCAGCTACTTTAAAAGTTGATTTTAATTCCCCTTTAGTTTTGCCTTGAGTTGAATATAAGCTTGGATTTTCTTTTTTAAAATCATCTAAAGTTCCTTCACTCCATGAATGAATATATTTGCCTAATAGGAATGCATCACTTTCACTCTGTTTATATTCCCCTTTTAGCTTTGCCATAGCCATTAATTCACATTGCTTAAATAGTTTGTACTGTGATACTGACATAGTGCTTAAATCGGCTTCTATGCTGTAATAATTCTCTTTAGTTATCACCATATTCATTAACCTCCTCAAATGGAGTATCTACAAAATCAGTTTGTTTAACAATGTCCTCATTCTCCTCTAATTCTTTTTCAAGATCACTTTTTTCTGTAGCAGCTTCTTTGGGTTTTTCATTTTCAAATTCCATATCCGAACCTTCTTCCCATGCTTCAAGCTGCTTAATGTTATCAAAATCAATATTTATATGTTTGCAAAGTCTTCTCAAAACAGTCTTTTTTGCCATTTCACCAAAGCTCTTTACCCATGCAGCAGAAAACTTCCCATACTTATCCTTTTTGCTCCAATTGTCTCGAATATACTCAACCTCTTCCTTAGACAT